CCAGTCGTCCAGATCAACCAGACCCGGATGGCCATGAGCAACGAGTCGTATCTGGAATCGCTGCCGTCTGCCTCCGATCCTGCTCGGGGGGAATCGGTGTACACCGTCGTCGTGGATGAACTTGGCCTGCTGCCCAACAGTGACGAGGCGTGGGCCGCCATCGAACCCATCGCCGACGTGGGTGGTCGGGTGATCATGCTCGGTACTGCCCATGGTGAAGGCAACCTATTCCACAAGCTGTGGGTCGGCAGCCAGAACCACACCAACCGCTTCAAGGGCATCTTCTTCCCGTGGTGGTCCGGTGATCGCGACCAAGACTGGTACGAGTCCAAGAAACGGGACCTCCCCGACTGGCAGCTGGCCCAGGAGTACCCATCCGACCCCGACGAGGCGTTCCTGCGTTCCGGCCACCCCGTGTTCAACGTTGACACGCTGCGCGCCATGGAAGCCACCGACCCGATGCGTGGCCGCCTCCTCCCACAGGCTGAAGGTCCGCCACTCTTCGAGGCGGAAGGGGGCGACCTGCGCGTCTGGGAGATGCCTGTTGCCGGGATGCGTTATGCCATCGGGGCCGACGTCGCCGAAGGACTCGACCATGGCGACTACTCCGTCGCCATGGTCATCGAGGCCAAGACGCGCCGCCTCGTTGCCTGCTTCCACGCCCGCATCGACTCCGACCTGTTCGGCTCGAACATCCTGTACCACCTCGGCAGGTGGTACAACGACGCCCTCATCGGCGTGGAGTCCAACAACCACGGGCTGACCACCAACAAGGCCCTCGCCCGCGTCGGCTACCACCCGATCTATCACCAGCGGCTGCTCACCAAGTCCTCCAGTCCCCAGCCCTCCGACACACTCGGCTGGCGCACCACGTCGATCACCAAGCCGCTCGCCATCGACGAGCTGAACCGTGCCCTGCGCGACAGCGAGCTGCACGTCTTCGACGCCGACACCCACACCGAGCTGCGCACGTTCATCCGCGAGGGCGACGGCAAGATGCACGGCTCGCCGTTCGACGACCGCGTCATGGCCCTCGCCATCGCCGTCCAGATGCTGAAGTATGTGTGGCTACGCGAGTTCCAGCCGGTCACCACCCCACCCCCTGGCACATGGGGTTGGTTCGAGCGCAAGATGTTCGGTGAGTTGAACTCGAAGATGGACAAGACCCCCGAGCGCACCCCGATCGGGTCCCACTACGTCAGGAGCAACTGATGGCAACACTGGCCCGCTACCACAAGCAGCGCAGGGTGACCCGCGGATCGTGGAAGCCACGCTTCACCAAGCAGCGCATCAACTACCGCGGCTCGACCAAGCCGACAGCTCCCACCCTGGCATCGATCAGCCCGACGACCGGCGTGCACGGTGCCGCCAACCAGACCGTCACCTGCACCGGCACCGGCTACGTCAGCGGCATCACCAAGGTGATGGTCGGCTCGCTCGACATGGCCACCACCTTCGTGTCGGCCACCTCCGTCACGTTCGTGATGCCGCTGTCGAGCCTGGTCGCTGGCACCCAGTCGGTCAACGTGCGCAACGGCACCCTGATCACTGCCACCCCCAAGACGTACACCGTCACATGAGGGTTCGCTGCCGCTGCGGGAAGATGTCCGAGGAGGACCGTTCGGAGTGCTACCGGTGTCGGGTCTCCACCGTTGGCTTCTCTTTCCGTGGCGGCGGCGGCTACACCAAGCAGTCCTTCCACGACTACACGACCACGGAACGACGAGCAGAAATCCTGGGCGATCGCGTGCTCGGCGTAGACGTCGAACCAGCCAGCAACTACGGATGGTGATGACATGAAGCTGACCGAACAGCTCTCCTTCTACCGCGACGAAATCGACCGGTCGAAGCGGTGGCGCGACTCGGAGAACTTCGACGGCCAGTGGCGCCGGATGATCGACCTCTACAGCGGCAAGCAGTACGAAGGCAACTCGCCCAACGACCGCCTCGTCGTCAACCTGATGTTCGCCACCAAGAACGTCATCGCCCCCGCCGTCGCAATCAACAACCCGCGCTTCGTCGTCAACGCCCGCAAGCCCGATCAGGCACCCCAGGCTGTCATCGTCGAAGAGGTCCTCAACTACCTCTGGCGCCAGCACCACTACCAGGACGAGATCCGCCTCGCCGTCGATGACTGGATCGTCTGCGGCCACGGCTGGGTCAAGTGCGGCTACAAGTTCGTCCACCCACCCCAGGCCAAGCCGTCCGGTGAAGGTGAAGCCGAGAACCAGCCCGAGGACGGATCGATCGAAGGCATCGACGACCGGGACCCGACGCCCGGCAACGTCGAGTCCGAGATCCACACCTACGACGACCGCCCCTACGTCGAACGCATCAGCCTGTTCGACATGTTCGTCGACCCCGACGCCCGCCGCCCCGAAGAGATGCGCTGGATCGCCCAACGCACCTGGCGCGCCCTCCAGGACGTGCGCGTCGACAGCCGCTACGACACCAAGGCACGCAAAGCGGTCAACGCCTCCAGCTGGTCGCGTTGGGACTCCGACGACACCGACGGACGCGGCACCGAGGACATCCCCGACAAGGGTGCGATCAGCTACTGCGAGGTCATCGAGTTCTACGACATCAAGCGCAACACCGTCTGCACCTTCGCCAACTCGGGTGAAGACACCGAAGGCAACAACTCGGCGCGCAACGGCTCGTTCCTGATCAAGCCCGCCGAGGTCCCCTACCCGTTCTGCCATCCGTTCGTGATGCTGCGCAACTACGAGGTGCCCGACAACTTCTACCCGATGGGTGAGCTGGAGTCGATCGAGTCGTTGCAGTTGGAGCTGAACGAGACGCGCAACCAGATGCTGAACCACCGCAAGCGGTTCGCCCGCAAGTGGATCTACTCCAAGGACATGTTCGACGAGGACGGCGTGCGCGCCCTCGAATCGGACGTCGACAACACGATGATCCCGATCATGGGCGACGTGAACCCGGCGAACTTCATCGCCCCGCTCCCTTCCATCGGCACCCCGCCCGACTTCTACAACCAGTCCCAGATGATCGAAGAGGACATCAACACGGTGTCCGGTGTCAGCGACTACATGCGCGGCCAGCCCGAGTCGAACATCCGCCGCACCGCCACCGAGGCGGCGATGATCCAGGACGCCGCCAACAGCCGGGCGCGCGACAAGCTGGCCAAGGTCGAATCGTTCCTCGCTGACTGCGGCGAACGCATCGTGCAGCTGATGCAGGAGTTCCTGACCGGCGACCACGTTGCCCGCATCACCTCCGTCGCCGGGCGGGCCTGGGTCAACTACGACGCCGACTACCTCCAGGGTGAGTTCGACTTCGAGGTCGAGGGAGGCTCCACCGAGCCGCGCAACGAGGCGTTCCGCCGCCAGTCTGCCCTCCAGCTCGTCGACGCCATGGCCCCGTTCATCTCGATCGGCGTCATCAACCCCTCCGGCCTGGCCCGCTACGTCCTCCAGTACGGCTTCGGGATCAAGGACACGTCGTCGCTGCTCAACGGTCCGGTGGACCAGCAGATGCAGCAGCAGCAGATGGACCCGAACGCCCAGCCCCAGCCCGGTCAGGAGCAGATTCCACCCGACGCGCAACAGGTGGACATGGCCCAAGGCCCGCCCGTCGCGCAGATGCCACAGGGCGGCGGCGGACAGATCGACCCGGCCATGTTGGAGCAGATGCTCGCCGGACCGTAGGAAACGTGCTTCAATAGCCACGACCAGGCATCGAGCAACCGGAAGGACTCATAGTGCCGGACTACAACCCCTTCGTAGATGGAGGGGAACCTAGTTCGTCGGCAGAGGACCCCGCCCAAGGCGGACAAGTCCCGGACGGACAACCCACCGATCAGCAACCCGAAGCGGAATACACCCCCAAGTCCTACCTGGACGTTGACGACGTAGCCGATCGCTACGTCAAGGTCAAGGTCGACGGGCAGGACGAAGAGGTACCCCTCCGTGAGGCGTTGTCCGGGTACAGCCGACAGGCTGACTACACCCGCAAAACCCAAGAGCTGGCGCAGCAGCGACAGCAGGCCGAATACGCACTCGCCGTCCAGCGAGCACTGCAAGCCGAGCCTGCCGAAACGCTCCGTCTCCTCAGCCGCCAGTACGGCGTCCAGTTCGAGCAATCGCCAACGCCCACCGGGCGTGAGCAGCCGTCCTATGACGATGGCTACGAACCCTCTCCGTATGCCGACCCGATCGAAGCCCGGCTGAATCAGCAGCAGCAGATGATCGAACAGATGATGGGCCAGCAGGCCCAACGTCAGGCGGATGAGACCCTTCGGGCAGCGATCGGTGGTCTCCAGCAGAAGTACCAGTTGGACGATTCCACCACCAGAGAGGTCGTCAGCACGGCACTGCAATCCCGCATGGGGCCAGAGTCATTCGAGATGATCTACAAGAACATCGCCTTCGATCGTGCCCAGTCGGCACGGGCGCAGGCGCAGGCCCAGCGCGCCACCCAAGAGGCGCAACGCGGGGCCAGAGGTGTGGTGGCGAACCAGCTGATCGGGAACGGATCGTCAGCCAACGGTGCTGGCGGGCCACAGCCCGGGGCTTCTGATGGACCCATGTCCCTCTCCGAAGCCTTCGCCAAGGCCGAGCAGGATCTCGGATACGCGTAGGCCGTACACCCTCAAGGACGGCTCACCATGGTCTTCGCCAACCCACAGCATCTCCCGGTCAACTGGGACGACATGTTGTCGACAACGATGCACAACTACCACAAGACGCTGACCGACAACATCTTCAACGGGCGACCGTTGCTCAACTACATGATGTCGAAGGGACGTGTCCGCAAGATCAACGGCGGCGTCTCCATCGTCGAGCCGCTGATCTACGCCGAAGGCGAGTCCGGCAGCTACTCCGAATGGCAGCAGCTGACGATCACCCCGCAGGAAGGCATCTCGGCGGCACAGTTCCCGTGGCGTCAGGTGTACGCCACGATCTCCATCTCCGGTCTCGAAGAGGCCATCAACAACGGCAAGGAGCAGGTCCTCTCGCTGCTCGAAGCCAAGGTGATGCAGGCCGAGGAGACGCTCAAGAACCGGATGAGCAAGATGCTCTACGGCACCCAGTCGGCCCCCGACGCGACGAAGGACTTCCTGTCCCTCGATGCCATCATCGACTCCACCGGAGCGATCGGTGGGATCAACCCGGCCACCGCCGGGAGCGAGTTCTGGAAGTCGATCGAGACCGCCGTCGGCACCGTCGATGCCTCCGGCCTGGAGAGGGCGATGAGTGCTGCCTACCACTCGTCGTCCGACTCAGGCTCCGACCGCGTCGATGCCATCTTCACCGGCCAGGGCACCTACGAGTTCTATGAGTCGACGCTCACCCCGCAGGTCCGCTACACCGACACCAAGTCGGCGAACCTCGGATTCATGAACCTGCTGTTCAAGCAGACCCCCGTCTACTGGGACTTCGACTGCCCGGCCGGGGTCATGTACGGGATCAACTCGAAGTACGTCGGACTGGTGTTCCACTCCAGCCGCTTCTTCGCCCAGACCCCGTTCTCCAAGGGGCTGTCGGAGAACATGGCGTCCGCCCACGCCACCAGCGGCCTCGCTTCCAGCGTCGATGCCCGGTACTCGTTCATCACGGCGTACGGCAACCTGACCACCCGTCAGCGTCGTCGGCACTTCAAGCTGACCGGCATCGTCGCCGCACCGTGACAACGTGGGGGGGACGGGCACTCATCCAGCCCGCCCCCCTCACCCATCCGAGGAGAACCGATGAGCGATACCTCGCCGTACGGAGTGACGCAGAACGCCGACGAGGCGATGGTCACCGCCAACGAACTCGTCGGCGAACGCGCCGGGTCGATCCGCGAGAACGCCATGTTCGGCTCGGCGGCGGCATTCTCCACCGCCCCCTACATCCCGCCGCATTACAGCGGCTGCCACGGCAAGAACAGCACCTGTCAGGCGTACCCGATCAGGGGCACGCAGTGGTGCATCTTCCACACGCCGAAGGACCCAGGTGAACCTCCAACAGCTCCGTGACGCCATCCGCAACCAGCTGGACATGGACTCCGAGGAGCTGCCCAACGCCTTGTTGGACTCCTACCTCCAGGAGGGCTACACGCGCACCATCGCCATGGAGACGCGCTGGCCGTTCTTCCAGGCGGTATGGACGCTGTCGACCGTCGAGTCCGTCATCGATGTCCCTGCCGGTTGCAACACCGCTCAGATCTCCTCCTTCATCGACGGCGTCACCGGTGT